TCTAGTAACATAGCTGTTTGAATGTTAGTATTACTTGACTGTGGTTTTTTTGCAACACCACTAACTTTTTTCTTAATATCTTTATCTTTAGCTTTTTCTTTAGATGTTTTTGGATCTAATATAGACGGATCTTTTAAACCGTCACCCTCTCCTTTACCTACTATTGTGCCCCCTGTTGCTAATCCCATAACTGTTCCTCCTTTTGCTAAATTAGGTACTCCTAACGATCTTAATTTTTCTATAACTCCTGCTGTTTCTTTTCTAGTTAAATCTCCTTGATTTAATATAGATGTTAAAGAATTTATACGTGCTTCTTTAGTTGGATCTATTTCAGGCAAACCTTCAGTGTTAATATCTAACTTTTTATATGTAGTGTTGTCACCACCAAATTCATCATCATAACGAGTAAACTTAGGTCTTTTAGACTGCATAGCTTGGTCTAATGGTGCCATTCTTTCTGCTTGTATTAACTTAGACTCATGTCCCATATGTGTACCTACATTTACAGCAACATTAGAATTATCAGCCACACCTTCAATTTTTATATCTTTTTTAGGGTTAAGCATTATTAAATGATTGCCACTGCCACTTGTAACTGCTTGATAACCACCTTTTCTTAAAATACTTGTCATATCTTCAGGAGGTAATCCATATTTTAAACGACCTGTTTTTTTAAAATCCTCTAGCATATCAGGAATCATATTACTAGATCCTCTATAATAGGATATTAAACTTTTTTCGTATTCTTTAAGCATAGATGGAGTTACATTAGTATCAATTTTTCCTATCTCAATAGGCTTATAAAGCATATCTTCATCACCTCTAGGATTAGTTCTAACCCTCTTATTTTTTTTTGCATTTTCTCCGCCCCATACTTTTAAATCTTTTTTTACTCTTACTGTGTACAAATAAGGACCATAAGTAGATGCATCATAAATATCTGGAGTTAAATATGTACCAAAAGCAGTTCCCTGCTCTGGATCATATCTCATGTCAGGTTTACTTTGAAGAGATTTTAAATTACCCTGTCCTGTTCCATGATACCATAAAGGTTCTGTCCATTTATTAGATTTTAAATTTTTACCTTTATTAAATTCTTTTATTTGATTAGTAATAACATCATCTTTGACTTTAACACTAGCTGTTAATTCTGCCATTTGATCTACTGTTGTCATAGGTGCAGTTTTAAGTATATCCGTATTATTTATGTTTTTTCCTACTTTATTAACTGCCTTAGCTCCTGCTTTAGCAACACCAACACCTAAAGAAGCACCACCTGTAATTACACCTAAAGCATCTACTGCAAATCCTGCAGGATCTGTTGCAAATGTTTCTTTAGCTTTTTCAATACTACCATACCTATCTGCAAAATGTTGACCGACAGCTCTTGCCATGTCTTCATTTCCTTGCTCACCTGGTATTGCTAACTGTACTATTCCTGATCCTAACTCATACAAACTTTTAGCAGTCTGTACTGGGTTTGTTATCATTTCTACTGTATCTTTTATTAACTGTTTACTACTAGGTACAAAATTTTGTTTTGCTCTTGATAAAACAGAATCAGTTTGTTCATTCGTATTAGCTAATACCTGTTCCATTTTTCCCCTCTTTAGCTTTTTGTATTACTTCATCTCTGAACGTAGCAAATCTTTGTAACTCATGTATGCTACCTTGTATTTGTATTATCTTGTTATGGTCTGTTTCTCTTATAAGATTTTTTACATGAGATTTAATTCTTTCTTCTGCGTAATCAAATAAAGCATCTATAGATTGTTTATTATTAGCTACTACTAATAATTTTCTAGCTACTTCTGGACTCACTGTATTTCTCCTTCACTAGGTGGCCTTCCTGAAAATCCTGGCATTCCTGGTTCAGGTGCTCCTCCAGGACCTATCTGACTATTGCCTGTACCTGCAGGACTAGTTGGTGGAACTGTTCCTCCTCCTTCTGGTGGAGGTGGTGCTCCTGCCCCTGGTGGTTGTTGTGGTGGTCCTTGCATCATTCCAGATGCTTGCATAACTTTAGCTTGTCTTAAAGCTTCTCTTTCATCATTTACAAACTTCTCAGCATCAAGATCAAATGAGTGTGCTATCTCTCTTAATATTACTGGGAACTTTACAAAAGGTGCTAGTGCAGGATTAGAACCAATTTGCATAAGTTGTAATAGTCTTTGACTTCTTACTTCGTTACGCATAAGGCTTTCTGTACCTCTAGCTTTTATTTCTATATCGCCTTGTACATCAGGATCAAAATCAAATTGCTGATTAAAGGCATAGAAAGATTCACCTAGTGGTTGTAATAGATAGTCATCTATATTTTTAACCACTGTTTTAATAGATATCTGAGCTGCACCCATTAGCATAGATATCCCTGCCGCTGTTCTACCGGTTCCTTGTATTCCAGTCTGACCATGTGAGAAAGACGGAATGCCTGTAGATTCATCGGACAAGGCTCTTGCTTTATCAAACATCATCAAATTCTGAGAAGATACATTAGGATACTGTGTAGCAAATAGTGCTTGACCAGGTGCTCCACCTTGTCTCCTAAATATCTTACCAGGGTATACTTCTAGGTCTTGACCTGGTACGAGATTTGTTTCATCAATCTCAAATATCAGGTTACCCGATAGAACAGCATTATCAACAGCCATTCGCATAAAGCCATTCATTAGCTGTTGTGTGTCTACCATGTTTTCTGCTAGTCCTACTCCAAAGAAAGAGTAAGGGTTTAACTCATAAGGAGCAGCAAAATAAGGAATACGGATAGGCATAAAAGGATTAAACGCCAACCGTAAAATTTTGTCGTTACAAACCCAAGCGTTGATTTGAACCAAATCCACGTCTGAGTATTCTCTAGGTATATCCAAGCCTGCGTCTTCTGCAACTGTTCTATCAATGTTGCCCCAAAACTCAAGGACTTCGTAGCGATCAACGCTAACATTTGTCGAATCGTAGTCATCTAAATCATCCTCCCACCATTGTCTGGTGTAATTAGTGCCCATTTCGATACATTCGTCTAGGGCATCTTCGTCAAACAGAGGGCGATTCTTTAGTGCCCTCATATCAGCATGGTTTAATTTATGTCGCTGAATCACATATTCTACCTCATCCATATTATTAGCTGCAGGATCAGGATAGAAATCCCAACAAGAAACAAACTCTAGTCTAGGAACTGTTTTGATTTCAGGTGTATATGTACCATTACCTTCTTCATCTTGTTCCCATCTAGGGTATTCTTTGTCTTGAGCAAATGGTCCTTTTAGTATTCCTGTACCAAATAAGGACATTTCAAATGCTGCTGATCTTAAATGTTTAGAAGCTGAAGATTCTTCTAATTGATCAAGTATCTTTTTTTCCATAGCACGAGCTGCTTCTTCTGCAGGATGATACGTAATAGATGTAGGAGTAACACCTGCACCTTCTTTTAATTCTAAATCATCTGCTAATTCTTTTAATGCTCCTAACTCTAACTCTTCTTCTTTAGAACCTGGTGGAAATAAACTACCTTGGTTAGGATCATCTTGTGGTTGAGTTGGATTCTTAGGATCAAAGTGTACAGATTCTTCTACACCATCTGGTAATCTTGTTGCATCAACTCCTAATGGAAATTTTTGTCCTGCAAATAATACATCAATAATCTGACCATAAGCAGCAGTTACTTTTGTTTTTGTAACTTTTAAAAATACTTGACTTTTTTCTGTTTCTGTAAATTGTGTTTCTGAACCATAGATACCTCTATAGTTTCTATACGCTGTCATCCATCTATCTTCTTGAGAGTAACGAGAGTCATATGAGTAATTAAATTTATCTCTAATATAAGAAGATAATGTCATTTTTTGACTATCTTCTAATTCCATTTCTAGTTCTGTTTCTGTAGTTTTTTCTTCAGCCATGTTTAATATCCAAATACCTGATCAGCAGGTTTCCAAGGTTTTTTCCAATCGGTGTTGGAAAAGTCATACAACCCTCTAGGAGTTGGTCTGGACATAATACCATAACGTAGTGCATCATATCCGTGGTCGTAGTCTATTTTAGTATTCACATCTTCAGGATTATTTTTATCTAAAGGTATTTGTGGTAATTCTGATATAAGTTTAACACAATTTGAAAAAAATTCAACCCCTGCTTCTCCTGTTTCTTCATCTACTCTTAATAATCTATGTAGCTCATTTTTACCTGCTACTCTACTTCCTTTACTTCTATCGGACTGTCTCCATCGACACCCTCTTAATATCATTGTTTCTGCAATCGAAGGACCTGTTTGTCCTCTGTTGTGCCAACAAGACGAGTCAAGAACACCATACCAAATCTTATCATCGTTCTCTCTTTCAATAGTTAGTATCAAGTCTGCTAACTCCTCTGCTGTTTTTTTCTGTACATAAAGTTCTCTATATACAATTAATTTATTATCTGGCCTTACTGCTACCCATAAACATGCTGACCAACTTGAATACCCATAGTCACATGTTCTAAATCTTTTCCATGAAGCAGGTACACTATAAGGTTCTACTACATGTATATCTCTATTAAACTCTGTGAAGGCAGCACCTTCTGCTATATCCCAAGAACCTTCTAATAATTGTTGTCTTTGTACTTCAGGTAAAGATAACAAGTTTGCTTCATACTCTCCTGCCTCAGCGAGGTAAGGATTGTCTGTAAGTTTAGCAGGTATAAACCTTCTTTTAAATAGTGGCTTTCCTGCTTTATCATGGCCACTAGGATAAGTTAGCACTTCTCCGTTTTCTATATCTGTTGCCCAAAACGATGAGTTGTAAGGGGCAGGATCAATAAACATTTTCTTAACCCATAAATGTCCTGGTCCACCTGGGTTTGTAGTTCCTCTCATATACGTTGGCAAATCAGCATTCACAGTACGTAAACGAGAACGTAAATAGTTCCAAGCATATGGTGTACCATACTGAGTAAGCTCATCTACACCTATCCAAGTAAAAGCTTGTCCTTGGTATCTTAAAACGTCTTTATCTTGTTCAAGATATGTCATCCATATTCTAGCACCAGAGGGAAATGTCCATAAAGACTTTCTTTCACTCCACTTAGCACCAGGAAATACTCTTGGATATAATTCCTGACTCTTCTGCACTAGCTCTCTTAACTCATCATTTGTTCTTCTAAGTAGAAGAGCACTATGGTTAGGATGGTTGCAATATCGCAACACATCTGCTAGTAAAGCGTAGGATTTACCTCCACCTGCCGCACCACCATATAAAACTTCTTTTTCATTCGATGCTAAGAAGTCTGTCTGTGGACCACTGTTAGGTTGAAATACAATATCTCTTTCTTCTTCGATAACTTGTAGATCATCATCAGTCTCGACTATATTAGCTCTAACTGGTGGCTTCCTTTTGGCTCGAATAATTTTCTGCTTCTTTGATGAGGTCTTCTTGCGTCTCTGCCCTTGTCTTGGCTTTAACTCGTTCCCATCTAATAGTTGCTGCTTTTTTATTTCGTTCACTTTCATCCTTCTTTAGCATTTTAAATAGAGCAACATGTGATATAGATCTACCACTTTTTGCTGATAACCATTTAGCTACTTCACGTAGACTAGACGTTTTAGCATGTTGTTTCGCTATATCTAATAGTTCTTGTTGTTCTGGTATGCTTCTTAATAAGTCTTTTGAGTTTTCTACAAGTTCCCAACCAAACGGAACAGTAGAACCTAGTTTTCTTTTATATTCAATTTCCATCTACTTCTTCTTCTTCATTTTTAGAAGGCAGTATAAACAAACCAGATGGAGTGTTTACTTCTATCTTCTCTTGCTTTACTACGCCTGCTCTATCCAATACATCTTTTGCTGCAGTAAGTTTATCCCTATTACCTAACTCAGTAGGATCATCAATGATACCTGTTATTGCAACTGCTGCTTTAGGTGCATGCATGGATAAATATTCTTTTGAAGCTTGTAATATTTCTTCGTTAAGATTAGCTGTAACATCTCTCCAGGTAGTGTTAGGACTATAGCCTGCTATGTCCATTGCTAGTCTATGATCACCCATTGCTTCACCAAATAAAGCATCTATAAATTTTTTCTGTTTTTCTGTTAGTTCTTTTGACATTTAGAATCCTGTTGAATACTCTTCTACGAAAGCAGTAACTGTTATATCGTCAGCTGTACCTGCTGTTGCTGATAAAAGATCTCCTGTATCAAAGTAAATAGGAGAATCAGATATAACTAAAAAATCATTTGCAGCTATACTTTTAGCTCCTGTAAGTGCAAAGTGAGTAGTAGCTGATGCATCATAAAACTCTAACTTAACTGTAGCAGCAGAAGATGCATCTACATTTGCTATCATTATTGACGTAATAACAGCACGAGATAAACTAGGAGTTGTATAAATAGTTGTCCTATTCGTAGTAGATAATGCTACTGACTGTGATTTAAATGTAGGTATAGCCATTTATTTTTTAATACCAAATAAACATTTCTTACCAGTAGGAGAGTCTACTTTCAAAGCTCCACCACCTTTTCTATAACCAACATGCATAGTTTGTCCTGTACTGGTAGCATGTGCTTTAGCTTTTCTCTTACCTTCGTCAGTATAAGAAAACTTTTTATCTCCAACCATTGGCATGGTGTTTCTCCTTTACTCAGTTTTTTCTTTAGTTTTAATAGTAATATCTAAGTCTTTACCTTTTGGTGCAGACGCTGTTAAAGATATTTGTGACGCAGCACAACCTATTAAACTTAAACTTAATACAAATACAATTATTAAATTTTTCATTTCTTTCTCCTTACAGTTTTCTTTCCTGCTTTTTTATTACGAGGAAAGGATCTATTTTTACTTCTTGATACTACCCTAAGATTACTTTTTTTATTATTCTTAGGATTACCATCTTTGTGATCTATATCTTTCTTATCACCTTTAGTTACTTTACCTTTACGTAGAGCAGCTCTTCTTACCTTGTTTCTAGATGCTCTCTTTTTCTTTTGATCATCTTTACCTTGGTAATTTTTATATTCCTTTTTATAGTTTCTAGCCATACTAGTCCTTATACAAATTATTAAAAGTTATATGTGGATCAGTATAACTTTCATGTTCTTCGCTACTGTGAGTCCATTGACTAGGAGCAAAATCAGGAGCTCCCTCTCCAGTAACCCATAATGCAGGATTAGTAACTCTTACTCTATTGTTTGATAACGCTACTATATTCCCTTTCCATTGACCTTCAGTCAAGTATAATACATGACTTTGTTTATGTTGGTCCGGACTATCAGCTATTTCATCTTCTGTATAATCTACAGTAAAGATATACTTAGCTAAATAAAATTCCCCATCTATCTTGGCATACCAAGGAGATGATGATGTTCTATCCAGTACGACAACTGAGTGTTGTCTTGACATACAATCCCAAGGTTGACATAAATGATTTTCCATTCTGTCAGGCCATTCATCTAGTGGTATGTCAGCAACTAGACCTTGTATTGGCATCCGAGCCCACATAGCACCACCATGTACATTAGGCTCATCATCTTCAGCTTCACAACCAGTAAATACAATCTGAAAAGATAGTGATCTATCTGGTATACAATTTACTGCTATTACTAATCCATGTAGAAATTCACCATGGTAATCCTGGTGATTAGCTGTAAACTCTTTTCTTACCCACACTTTAAAGTAGGGTACATTCGATATAAGATGTGGCATAGACTATTTTCTCCTAGTCTTTACCCCACCCCTTTTCATTCCTTTTGCTTTTCTAGGTACTCCGCCTTTGCTATATCCCTTAGCTTTTTTAGTAGCGACTCCACCTTTTTTGTAGCCTTTAGCTTTCTTCATGGCTGATCCGCCTTTTTTATAACCTTTGGCTTTTTTCATAGCTGTTCCACCTTTCTTCATGTAACCCATTTTATTTCTAACAGTCTTAGGTAGTTTACTAAGACCTTTACCTTTACTGCCTGCAGGTACTTTCTTCATTTCTTTTTTCTCCTTCTAGTAGTTTTTTTCTTTCTTACTATAGTTTTTACGTTAGTGGGTTTACCACCTACACCTTGTGCTTTAGATCTTTTTCTAGACACTGCACTCTTTCTTTGTGCAGCTGTCATACTTTTAGCTTTAGATCTCGGTACACATTTAGGGTAAGATCTTTTACTTTTACTTGCAGACTTTCTACCACAAGCTTGAAACTTACCTTTCTTCTTGGGTGCACCTATGTCAACCCAATCTCCTTTAGGTCCTTTACCAAACCAGGCTGTTAGTCCTCCCTTTGGTTTAGCCATTACCTATAACCACCACCACGTTTTTTATATGTACGCACTAACCATCCGTTAGCATACGCAGAAGGATATACTTTAAATTTCTTTTTAGCTTCTGCTTTCACTCTTGCGTATAATGCAGGGTTAGTAGGTGTAGCACCTTTTTTCTTTTTAGTTTTCTTTTTTTTAGCTGCCATTAGTTATACCTACGAAGTAGTTGTTCTACTCCTCTGTAAGAACCTTGTCTATAACTAACTTTAGTTCTTGTTCTGTTAATTTTGTATTCAGTACCTCTGTATCTTTTTTGAAGACCTTTTCTTATGTCAACTAGAGGATATTTAATAGTTTTTAAATTTGTTTTGTGTATTCTTTCCATTAGCATTTCCACCTTCTTCTAGCTTGTCTAATACGAGAGTTCGGATTGTTTCTTGTTTTTGCTGAACTTCTCTTCAGTTGTCCTAATGATCTTGCACAATAAGACTTCCTTCTTTT